CGCAATGCGTATCAAATACAATCTGACAAAGCGCATTCACAAACAGAAAAACTCACTTCAGTTGAGCCATATATTGAAGGTGGTGTAGTGTTTGACGTGATTGTTGAAGCTAAAACACAAGGTGAGTTAGACGCTGAGAAGACACAAAAAGCCAATGAAGTACGCTATAAACGCAACGCTTTGCTCACACAATCAGATTGGACACAATTAGCTGATGCACCTGTTGATAATTTAGCGTGGGCGGTATATAGACAAACATTGCGTGACATTACCTTGCAGGCAGGGTTTCCTTTTGATGTTATTTTTCCGGTGATTCCATGACAATTATTGTTGAAGACGGAACAGGACTGGCAAATGCTGAAAGTTATGTTTCAGTATCTGATGCAAACGCTTATCATACAAAACAAGGCAATGACGCATGGACTGATATTGATACGTCAGTAAAAGAACAATTATTGCGCAAAGCCACAGACTACATGGTGGCGCAATATCGTTTGCAATATGCGGGTTATCGCAGATATTCAACCCAATCGCTTGATTGGCCGCGCTTATACGTTCCATTGATTGATTCATTATCGGCAAATGTTTTTCCGCAATATGTAGATTTTGACATAGTACCAACTACTGTAAAAAATGCGTGTGCTGAATTAGCGTTAAAATCTTACACAGCCATTTTAATGCAGGATTTAACGCAGGGTGTTATCCGTGAAAAAGTAGACGTTATCGAGGTGGAATATGATAAATATTCACCACAGCAAACACGCTATGCTCAAATTGACGCCATGTTATCCGTGTTTTTTAAACAACAGGGTAATGATATGTCGAGATCATTGGTGAGAACATGACAATTGATGCTCGCGCTCGCTCTACAGCAGATAAATTGCTGGATAAGTTTGGCAAATCAATTACATTAACGTCAATTGTTGAGGGAACTTATGACCCAACAACAGGTGAGTTATCGGGCGGAACAACAACATCAACCAATCATACTGCCGTTATCAAAGATTATAACGGGATTGATTTTATTAGCGGTGTAGTGCAAGCGGGCGACAGAAAGGTAATGATTGCGGCATTAGGTGCACCAACTCCACAGCCAGCCGATAAAGTAACCGTTGATAGTGAAGTTTATCAAGTGGTGGCGGTTCGTCATATATGGTCGGGTGAATTACCCGCGCTTTATGAAATGCAGGTGAGAAAATGACAGGTTCAATGTCGCAAATTGTGGCGCGTGTTAATGGTCGAATTGATGACAAAATACGCGCGGCAACCAGTGAAGTATTTTCAAACATTATCCAAATGACACCAGTTGATACTGGACGCGCTCGCGGAAATTGGCAATGCACAATAGGTGCGCCTTTTACGGGAGAAGATGACACAGGCAATGTTTTAAAGATGCAAAACACATTGCCAAGACGAGCAGGAAGTATTGTTTATCTGACAAACAACGTGCCATATATTCAAAAATTAGAATATGACGCGCACAGCAGGCAAGCACCAAACGGCATGGTTCGCATATCTGTTGCATTATTTGAAGGAGCTTTAAATGGCACTAGTTGAGATCCGCACAGCATTAGAAACAAAACTCAATGCGCTAACGCCTACGATTGCGACAGCGTGGGAAAACGTACCATTTACGCCCGTCGTTGGCACAGCATATCAGCAAGTTAATTTAATGATTGCAGATACGCTTAATCCAACATTAGGCGGCAATCATTATCGCGTAAAAGGTTTTATGCAGGTGCTATTGTGTTATCCGGCTAACGTAGGCGCAAAAACAGCAGCAACACGCGCTGATTTATTGGTTAATCATTTTAAACGCGGTACAAGTTTAACAAACGGCAGTGTAACTGTTATTATTGACAAGACACCATCAATTGCGCCGGCATTGATTGACGGGGTGCTTTATAAAATTCCGGTATCAATTTACTTTTCAGCAGATATTTATCCATAAGAGGTTACAAAATGACAATTGCACAAGGCATTAGCAAAAAGATTATCTACAAAAAACAATCTGGTTTAGGTTCTCCAGCAACAGGAAGTGGCGGTCAAGATTTACGCAGAACGTCTGCAACATTAAATTTGGCTAAAGAAACTTATCAATCAAATGAGATTCGACCAGATCAACAAGTTGCCGATATGCGTCACGGCACAAAACAAATCAGCGGCACAATTAGCGGTGAATTATCGTCTAAAACCTATCAAGAATTTTTTGCAGCGGTTTTGCGTAAAGATTTTGCTGCTACGTTTACAGCAATTACAGGTTTGTCATTAACGATTGCTACAAGCGGCTCAAATTACACCATCACACGCGGCACAGGTGATTTTTTAGCAGGTGGCGTAAAAGTAGGTCAAGTTGTTAACATTACCGCAGGCAGTGTTAATGCCGCAAACTTAAACAACCGTGTTGTGGTGTTATCATTAACAACAACAGCATTAACCGTTAAACCATTAGGCGCAACTGCTTTAGTGGCGGAAGGTCCGATTGCCTCATGCACTTTATCAGACGCTGGTAAATCGTCTTATGTACCATCATCAAGTCACACTAATGATTATTTTAGTGTTGAGGCTTGGTATAGTGATTTAGCGCAATCTGAATTATTTACCGATATTAAACCAACAAACGCTCAGGTTAAAATTCCATCTAATGGCATGGCGACCGTTGATTTTCCTTTGATTGGTTTAAATTTAACCACTAATACAACTCAGCAAATTACATCAACTACAGCAACTACCACAACAGGTATTGATAGTGGTGCAAATGGTGTGTTGATTGTTAACGGCACACCTTATGCAACTATTACATCAATTGATTTTGATGTGAATGGCAATATAGCCGCTGCTGATGGCGTAGTGGGTAGCACACTGCGTCCTGACGTATTTAGCGGAACAGTTGCAGTTACTGGAACAATCACTGCGCATTTTGACAGCGTCACATTGCGTGATTTATTTATCAATGAATCTGAAGCAACTATTGTTGTGGCGTTAGCGGCTACTGCTGCAAAAAACACAGATTTTGTTGCGTTCACGTTGCCACGCGTTAAATTTAGCGGTGCAGACATTGATGATGTGCAAACAGGTTTAAAACGTACATTGCCTTTCACTGCAATTAAAAATGAAGTGTCTGGCACAGGTCTTGAAGTAACCACTATTGTTATTCAAGATTCGCAGGCTGCGTAGTGTAAATCCTGTCGGTTATGCTACAATGGAAACCGCTGCAATCTTTTAGGTTGTAGCGGTTTTTTTAATTTAACGACAGGTAAAAACATGAACAAAACAGAATTATTATCCATTGATGATTTAGATTTAACAGCGGCAAGTGACGCGCCTTTTGATTTAGAAGTGTTAAGCATTAAAGGCGTAAAAACTGGCATTACAATTCAAGTATTAGGCACTGAAAGCCAAAAAGTACAAGAATGGACAAATCGTCAAGCAAACAGAATCAGAACCCAAGCAACGCAAAAAAGTGTTACTGGCAAAGATAAGGTTAGAACTGCTGAAGAAGATGACGAGTATATTATCGAAAGCGCAGCGGTTCGCATTGTTGGTTGGTCTGGTTTAAAAGATGAATTTACAAAAGACAATGCAACAAAGTTAATGGCTAGAAATGTTCATGTCAGAATGCAGGTATTGACTGCATCGAATGACTTGGGAAACTACAGCAAAGACTGATTCGTGATCTTGTTGATTATGCAGTGCGCGAATTTGAGCTAACAACAAAAGATGCAAACGGAAATAGCTTAAAAGATGAAGCCGAAAGCCTTTTAAGGCAACGCGGCTATATACCACCAGAATATGAATCATTGCCGTTTCCGCATTTAGTGGGGCATATCTGGGGATGGTTTATTGAGCTAACACGCACACGCGGGAGCAATGGATTTGGTGCTAATGCAATTAGTTACACCGAGATTGATTCATGGGCTAGGCTTACAAGGCGAAAACCAACAGCATTAGAGATTTATGCGTTAACACAACTAGACGCTGCATATTTAGCAGAGCAATCTAAACAGTCACAAAGTAAAGGCAAAAAATAATGGCAACCGAAGAACATAGCATTCGCGTTAGTGTTGATTCTACAGACGTTACTCGTGCAGAGCGTAGTTTACATGGATTAACTAATGCAACAATTAGCACTGAACGAAATTTAAGTTCATTATCGTCAACAGCTAGAGCATCTTCGGCTGCCTTATCCGGTTTATCAGGTGTTCTTGGTGGGCTTAGTGTTGCACAATTTTCAAAAAGCGTTTTTGAAGTAAATAAAGAAATGCAAACGTTAAGAGTTTCACTTGAAACCGTAACGGGAAGTGCTAAAAATGCTGAAATTGCATTTCAGTCAATTCAGAAATTTGCATCAACAACACCTTATTCAGTCAAGGAAATAACTGAAGCATTTATTAAAATGAAAGCGTTAGGGCTTGCGCCAACAGAGGCAGCATTAACGTCATTTGGTAATACTGCAAGCGCAATGGGAAAGCCGTTAAAGCAAATGATTGACGCAGTAGCAGACGCAACAACAGGAGAAATGGATAGATTAAAAGAATTTGGTATTAAAGCAAGCAAACAAGGTGACGATATTAAATTTACGTTTAAAGGCGTTACAACAACTGTAAAAGATAATTCAGCAGATATTGTTAAATATTTAGAAAAAATAGGAAATACTGATTTTGCTGGTGGCATGGAAAGACAAGGAAAAACCATGCAAGGGACGCTTTCAAGTCTTGCTGATTCATGGGACGCTTTTCAAGATCATATTTTAAACGGGGCAGCAGAAAACTCTATTGCTCAATGGGTAGGAAACGCAACTAATTTATTATCAAGGTTTGATGCTTGGATAAATGGTGCATTTACTAAACAAGGAAAATTAATTGAATTACGAACAGCACAAGCGTCGGCACTGGAAAAAATAACAGCAAGTGAAAAAAACGGCTTTGGGGGACGTGTTGCTGATGCTGTAGGTGAAGCAGTTTGGGGTTATAGCATAGAAAATGAAAAGAAAAAACTTGCTGAAATTGGCAAGCAAATGGAAAACATAAAAAAAGAAATTGCTGCCGATGCAATTACGGCAACAAAAATAACCGCAGCCGCGCCAATAGATAAAAAAACAGAAGAAACTACAAAAGCAAAAAAAGGATTGAGTGACGCACAAAAAGAATTAAATCGACAACAAGATGAATATCAACGCCTAATTGAATCCACACCTTATGGCGAATATAACGCAACTATTGATAAATTAACTATAGCGTTAAAAAATGGTGGAATAAACCAATCAACTTATTCAACATTGCTTAATGAGGCTAACACTAGATTATTAGATTCAACTGAATATGTAAAAGAAAATACAAAAGCTATTGAAGACCAAACACAAGCAAAGCAACGCGCATTAGAAGGAACAGCTCGCGGAAAGTTTGAAAAAGGCTATAGTGAATTAATGACGCAAAAACCTTATATGTCCGATACTGAATACTCAGCAGGGCAGGATAAGCTAAACGCTGATTATTTAACTCAGCAGCAGGGTGTTGATTTTAAAACTCCAGCAGAGCAAGGAAAAGAGGCTTTAAAAGCATTTAACGATGAAATGGATAATACATCAAAGGCGTTTGATAAATTAGGCAACAGCGGCTCAATGGCGTTTGATGGAATACTTGGCGGCATTAGCGCGGTAGCAGGTGCGGCTGCATCATTTGCTACTGAAATAATAAAAATCAGCGACAAACAACAAGCGTCTCAAGAAAAATATGACGCAGTAATTAAATCAGTAGGTGTAACAGAATCAGAAAAAGCAGATGCCACAAAGAAATTTGCAGCAGATAAAATAAAATTAGACGCTCAGGCATTTTCGGCAGAAATAAGCGGAGCGCGTCAAATTGCGGGAGCTACTGCAAAATTGTTTGGCGAAAAATCAGCCGCACGCAAAGCATTTCACGCAATTGAAATGGGTATGTCGGTTATTGAAATGGCAATGGCAGCAAAGAAAATGATTGTTGATGTTGCCGCTGGGGCGGCTCGTATGTTTGCGCAAGGTGGGTTTGCTGGGTTTGCTGGTGTTGCGGCAATGGCGGCTATTATGGGCGGACTTGGTTTTGCTATGGCCGGTGGTGGCGATAAAGTCACAGATTTAACAACACCTGAAACATCAACCACTGGGAGCGTGTTAGGCTCAGACGGTGCATCAACATCAATTAAAAACATTGTTGACACACTTAATTCAATTCATGCGAGTGAATATATTGAGTTGCAAGGAATCAATAGTAACTTTCAAAATTTAACTAAATTAACAACAACATCATTAGCGTTAGCACTTAGAGATAGGGGCTCTTTTAATTATTCAGCAGATCAATTTAAAGGTTCAGGCGTATCTGCAATGGCAATGGTTACTGGGTATTTGGTCGCGGGTGTTGTTGGGATTTTAGGGGCAGTTTTACTAGGAGTTGGTAAAGTTAAATTTGAAGCAGTAGGCGGTGGTATTGTTAGCAAAGCTCAAAAGTTAATGCTTGATGGAATGGAAAAGCAAATTGAAGTCATGGACTATACTAAAATAAAGAAAACTGTCACCGGCTGGTTTAGCGATGATGTCACTTACTTTGACGTGATTACCGGACCTAATAGCCAGTTAACTAAATTATTTCAACAAGTTTTTAGTAATGTAGGCACAACATTATTGCAAGCTGCTACAGATTCATTCAAAGATACGTCGCTTTTAAATACTGATTTAACACTACCGCGAATTAAATTATCTTTAAAATCTGGCGAAAAAAACAACGCAGAAAATCAAAAGAAAATTGAGAATGCAATCAACAAAGCAAGTGACGACATTGCAAGTCAAGCGTTTGGGCGTTACTTATCCGCATTCCAGCAAATGGGCGAGGGATTGTACGAAACTACAATTAGACTTTCAGCGCAAGCTGCTGTGGCTAGTGGCGGAATGGAAAAGTTGGGCATGAAAACTAATTTGACAGGCTTAGGGTTGATTACATTTTCTGATTCCTTAACTCGTGCATTTGGTGGGTTAAAAGAATTTAAGGCAGGCATTGACAGCTTATATGAAGCATTTACAAGTGACCCGCAAAAATTAATTGATTCTAAAAAAGCAGTAAATGATTTTCTTGTTAGTTTGAAAGCACCTGCAAGT